GACTTCAAGAATTAAACACTAGACAATCAGCTCCGCAAAGTATAGCTGATAACGAATATAGGATTATTTGATTATGGGATTCTTATCGCCAAAAATGCCAAGTTTGCCACCTGTGCAACCTTTGCCTGAACCGCCTAAAGCAGAACTAAGTCCAGAAGAAGAAAGAGAACTTCAAGAACAACAAGCTGCTATTGAAAGAAGACGTAAAGGTAGAGCATCAACTATTTTAACTTCTCCATTACTTGAAGAAGCAACAGTAGAAAAGAAAACTTTATTAGGAAGTTAATATGATATTAGAATTTTTAAAAAAGAAAGTAGAAAAAGTTTACGCAGAAGTTGTTAAAGAAGAAATTAAAGAAAATAATTCTAATGAAACTAAATCTGAAACTGTAAAAGAAACTGTTTTAGAAAGTAAATCATCTTTAACTAAAGGAGAATAATATGGGTGGACCAATACCAAATCCTTTTCAATCTAGACCATCAGCTCCACCACCTGCTCCAGTAGCTGCACCTACTACAGCTGAAGTATCTCAATCAACTACATCAGCAACTGAAACAGAAACTGTAAAAAAAAGACGTAGAGGAAAATCTCCAACAATTTTAACAAGTGCTTCAGGAGTTGAACAAGGTGCTACGTTAGGTACAACAAGTTTACTTGGTCAATAAATAAATGGCACAAACAGATTTATCTAAAGAACTTTTAAAAAGATTTGGCAAACTAAAAGCACAACGTCAAAATTGGGAATCGCATTGGCAAGAAGTTGCTGATTACATGATGCCAAGAAAAGCAGATGTAACTAAGACTAGATCTAAAGGAGACAAAAGAACTGAATTAATATTTGATTCTTCACCACTACATGCTGTTGAATTATTATCAGCATCACTTCATGGTATGCTTACTAACCCTGCAACACCATGGTTCTCATTAAAATTTAAAAACATAGACATGATGGATGAAGATGTTGCTAACGAATGGTTAGAAGACACTACAGAAAAAATGTATGAAGCATTTAATAGATCAAACTTCCAACAAGAAATATTTGAATTGTATCATGACTTAATTACGTTTGGTACAGCTGCAATGTTTATTGAAGAAGATCCAGATGATGTTGTTAGATTTTCAACAAGACACATTGGTGAAATTTATATTTCAGAAAATAACAAAGGAAGAATTGATACAGTATTTAGAAAATTTAAACTTGCAGCTAGATCTGCAATAGTTCAATTTGGTGAAAACAATGTATCATCTAAATTATTAGGTATTGCAAATAACGATCCTTATGAAGAAGTTGAAATACTTCATGTTGTTTATCCAAGAGATAAATATGATCCTAAGAAAAAAGATGCTGCAAACATGCCATTTGCATCTTGTTATATTGAAGTAGATTCTAAAGAACAAATTTCTGAATCTGGTTTTAATGAATTCCCATACGTTGTTCCACGTTACTTAAAAGCATCATTTGAAATCTATGGCAGATCTCCTGCTATGACTGCTTTACCAGATGTTAAGATGTTAAATGAAATGTCTAAGACAACTATTAAAGCTGCACAGAAACAAGTTGATCCTCCACTATTAGTTCCTGATGATGGATTTATATTACCAGTAAGAACAGTACCGGGTGGATTAAATTTTTATAGAGCTGGTACAAGAGATAGAATTGAACCATTAAACATTGGTGCAAATAATCCATTAGGTTTAAACATGGAAGAGCAAAGAAGAGGTGCTATTAGAGATGCATTCTATGTAAATCAATTAATGATGCAGAATGGTCCACAGATGACTGCAACAGAAGTTATTCAACGTAACGAAGAGAAGATGAGATTACTTGGTCCAGTTCTTGGAAGATTACAATCAGAATTATTAAGACCATTAATTGATAGAACTTTTGCTATTATGCTTAGACAAAAATTATTTAGAAAAGTTCCTGACTTTTTATCTGGCAAAGATATTCAAATTGAATATGTGTCGCCTCTTGCTAAAGCACAAAGATCTTCTGAACTACAATCTATTATGAGAGCTATTGAAATATTTGGATCATTATCAAATGTTGCTCCAGTATTTGATTATGTGAATATTGATAATCTAGTAACTCACTTAGCTGAGATTGTTGGAGTTCCTGCTAAAGTATTAAATTCAAAAGCAGAAGTTAATGCTATGCGACAACAGAAACAACAACAACAAGATCAACAAATGCAAATGCAACAGTTACAACAACTAGCTCAAGCTGGTGGTCAAATTGCACCACTTGCTAAAGCACTACCAGAGGAAGCCAAGGCATTAGTAGCACCACAAGAATAACAACTGAAAGGAAAATAAATGGAAGAGAATCAATTAAATCAATTAAAAGAATTTTATAAATTAGTATTTGAGTCAGACGAAGGTAAGAAAGTTATGTCTGATTTAGAAAAGAGATGCCACTATAATGCTACCACTAACGTAAGAGGTGATAGTCATGAAAGTGCATATATGGAGGGACAACGCAGCGTTCTTCTATTTATTAAAAACATGCTGCTTAATGACAAACTAAAAGGAAAATAAAATGTCAGAACAAATACAGACAACTGAGGTAACTCAGCCTGTTGCGACTGAACCAACAAAAGAAACAACAGCAACAGTAACACAATCAACAACACAATCCACACAACCTGTATCTTGGAAACAATCTATATCTGAGCAATACAGAACAAATCCAAACATAGAAAAGTTTACAGAAATTGATGCACTAGCTAAAAGCTACATCAATGCTGTATCTATGATTGGTACAGATAAGATTCCATTACCGGGAAAGACTGCAACAGACGAACAGTGGAATGAAGTTTATAATAAATTAGGTAGACCAGAGTCGCCTGATAAATATAAATTAGAACTTAAAACTGATGTAGCTCCTGTTGATGAAAATGTAATCAAAGGCTTTGCACAGAATGCTCACAAGCTAGGTTTAAATAATAAACAAGCTCAAGGCATTTTAGAATTCTATAAAAATACATTAGAATCTTCTGCAAAAGAAATGTCAGTGAATATGGAATATGCTCAAGAACAAGCTGCTAATGAACTTAGATCAGAGTGGGGTAGAGCTTATGATGATAACTTAAGAAAAGCATCTGCTGTTGCTAAGACTTACTTAGAACCAGAACTTCTAGACACTCAATTAAGAGATGGTTCTAGACTTGGAGATAATCCTAAGATTATAAAAGCATTTGCTAACATTGCTAATCTACTTTCAGAAGACAAAATTGTCGGTGCTGAAGGTAATGAAGCAATGCAGCCTAGAGATATTGAAGGTGAAATAAGACAATTAACTACAGATAGACAAGGTGCTTATTGGAATAAAATGCATCCAGATCACCAAAAAGTAGTTAATCAGGTGTTAGCTTTAAGAGAAATGCTACACGCATAAAATTATATATTGTAAATATTTTAATTTTATAATAGTACACAACTAATAGGTGGTCATAAAACAATCATCTATTAGTTGTGGGACAATTCCAAAAGAACCTCACATGACACTAGGAAAGACTTGAGTCTAACAGACTTTAAATGCAAGAGAGCCTATTGAATAAATGGAGAACTTCTCTGATTGTTTTAAACTTTGTTAATTCGTCATGTGGATGAATTAACTTTAATTACAAATGGAGATAAAAAATAAATGTCTACACAAATAACTACAGCATTTGTAGAGCAGTACTCTGCTAATATACAAATGTTATCTCAACAATCTGGATCTCTTTTAAGAGATAAGGTTAGAGTTGAGTCAGTAGTAGGAAAAAATGCTTTCTTTGATCAAATCGGAAGCGTTACTGCTACAGTAAGATCAAGCCGACATTCAGATACTCCACAGGCTGATACTCCACATTCAAGACGTAGAGTTTCTCTTGTTGATTATGAATTCGCTGATCTAATTGACGATCTAGATAAAGTAAGAATGTTAGCAGATCCAACTTCTTCTTATGCACAAGCTGCTGCTTACGCAATGGGAAGAGCTATGGACGATGCTATCATCGCTGCTGCAACTGGAACTGCTTACACTGGCGTTGCCGGTGGAACATCAACTGTATTACCTGCTGGACAAAAAATCCTAGAAGCTGGTACAGCTGGTTTATCAGTTGCTAAATTAAGACAAGCTAAGAAAATCTTAGACTTAGGGGATGTAGATCCTTCTATTCCAAGATTTATCGTAGTTGGTCCAAAACAAATCGATGACTTATTAGGAACAACTGAAGTTACTTCAAGCGACTTTAACACTGTTAAAGCACTTGCTATGGGTGATATTAATTCATTCTTAGGATTTAACTTTATCGTTTCTAACAGATTAAACTTAGCAAGTTCTAAGAGAGATTGTATCGCTTTCGCACAAGATGGTATCCTTCTTGCTGTAGGAAAAGATGTAACTGCTAGAATTGATGAGAGATCTGATAAAGGTTACGCTACTCAAGTTTACTATTCTTCAGCATTCGGTGCTACAAGAATGGAAGAAGCTAAAGTAGTTCAAATTCAAGCATACGAAGCGTAATATACGCATTTGGTGGGGAGCAATCCCCACCATCTTACAATGAAAAAACTAAACGAAATAAAAACAATTTTACATTTCCAAAATAAAGATTATATCTATCGTTATGTTTTAGTTGATAGATTTAAACATACATCAACTACACATCATGGTTTTGATAAAGATCTGGAATTAACAGAAGCTGAGATATTTGCTTTAGTTAAACCTAGACAATTAAGACGCAAATATATTATAAAGAAAGACTAACATGGCAAGTATAGTAGAAATTTGTAATGGTGCTTTAAATCAATTAGGTGCATCAACAATCTTATCACTTACAGAAGATTCTAAGAACGCAAGACTTTGCAATGCAAGATATGCAAATGTTAGAGATGCAGTATTCAGACATCATCCTTGGAACTGTTTACAAAAAAGAATTCAATTAGCATCAGACACAGCAACTCCAGCTTGGGGTTACACATATCAATATACATTACCATCTGACTGCTTACGCTTATTAACAATATTAGATTATGATTATGATTATAAAGTTGAAGGTAGAAAAATTCTAACAAATATAAATTCAATGAAAATTTTATACATTGCTAGAATTGAAGATCCAAATGAATATGATGAACTATTAAGAGAAGTAATATCTTCAGCACTAGCTGCTGATATCGCTTATGCTATCACATCTTCTAATCCTGTAGCACAACAAATGTATTCACTATACCAAGAGAAATTAAAAGATGCTAGATTTGTAGATGCTACTGAGGGACAGAATACATTATTAGATAATGGTTTAGCAGACATAATAGACGCAGGTTCATTCATTAACTCAAGGTACTAAGCAATGGCACGAGTTGCGGTACAATTAACAAACTTCACAGCTGGAGAATTATCACCACGTTTAGATGGTAGAAATGATTTAGCTAAATATGCATCAGGTTGTAAGACATTACAAAACATGGTTATCTATCCTCATGGATCTGCAGCTAGAAGACCGGGAACAACATTTGTTAGAGAAGTAAAAGATAGTACAAAAAAAACTAGACTTATTCCTTTTGAATTTTCTACAACACAAACTTACATTTTAGAATTTGGTAATCAATATATTCGTTTTTATAAAGACAGTGGAATTATATTATCAGGTGGTTCACCTTATGAAATATCTACACCTTATTTAGAAGCAGATCTTCCTAATTTAAAATATGCACAATCAGCAGATGTAATGTACATTTGCCATCCAAATTACGAACCTAGAAAATTATCTAGAACTGGACATACCTCTTGGACTTTAACAACAGTTGCATTTGACCATGGTCCAATGCTTGATCATAATATAACAACAACAACATTTAATGCTTCTCATACAGCTGTTGGTGCAACAGCAACTATTACAGCTTCATCAATAACAGGTATAAATAATAATACAGGATTTCAATCAACTGATGTCGGTAGATTTATTCATATACATTCAGGATCAGGATTACTTAGAATAACATCAGTAACAAGCACAACAGTAGTAGTTGGAACAGTTCTACATGATCTAGGTTCATCATCTACAACAACTGATTGGTCATTAGGTGCTTGGTCTGGAACAACTGGTTATCCTTCTTGCGTATCTTTCTATGAACAAAGATTAGTATTTGCAGGAACAACAACTCAACCACAAACATTATTCTTTTCTAAGTCTGGTGATTATGAAAACTTTGATGAAAATTATCATGGCACAGTAGCAGATGATGATGCAATAACTTATACCATTGCTTCTAACCAAGTTAATGCAATTAGATTTTTATCTGCAACAAGAACTTTAATTGTAGGAACAGTAGGTGGTGAGTTTTCAGTATCAGGAGGTGGTACAGATGATCCTGTAACTCCAACAAATATTTTAATTAAGAAACAATCTAACCATGGTTGTGCAAACTTAGATGCTATTCCAGTAGGTAACGTTACTTTATTTTTACAACGAGCTAAAAGAAAGATTAGAGAATTAGCATACAACTTTGATGTGGATGGTTATGTTGCACCAGACATGACTATTCTTGCTGAGCATATTTCTGAATCAGGAATTAATCAAATGTCATACCAACAAGAACCTAATCAAATTATTTGGTGT